GTTGTAGTTCCGTTCGTCGCGAAGGCCCTCTCGCCAGTAATGCGTCCCGAAGCTCGGAAAACGCATCCCGCCGACTGCGGCACGGGCGGCCTTGGCAAGGCCGCCGAATAACCTGCCGAACCAGGTCACAGGGCCGTCCAGCGATTCGGGGGGGTGGAGAAGAGGGACACGGCTCGCCCGTGAGCCGTCAGGGCCGCGACTGCGAGGTCGATCTTTCTCATGCTCGTCTTCGTCTCCTTCGCCACTCGAGCTCCGCGCTGGTCGACTCGGACGATGCAGTTGGCGACATGGCGAGCCAGCCGCGGGTCGCCCGAATGAGTCAACTGCTTGTTGAGGACGGCTTCGTAAAACTGCTGTGTCGCGGGCACCATGCGCTCGGGCGATTGCGGGAACTCGACTACCGGCAAGCCCTCTTCCTCGAGGGTCTGGTATGTCTTTGCCCAGCGGAAGGGGTCACAGACAATCTCTCGAACCTGCCAGCGCTTGCAGCTCGCACGGATCGCGTCCTCGACGTCGACGATGCGTACCCGCCATGAGTCATCCGCTGCGGGCGGCCGCTCCCAGCAGCCGGCGACATCGATATGCGGGACCTTGCCGATCTCGACGACCACCAGGGCGGTGCTGTCGTTCGAGAACGAGCCGTCGAATCCGAGTACGACTTCGGCGCCCTTCGGAATCTTCCGGAGTTTGGTGCAGGCCTCCCAGCGTCCGGCAGGAAACCAGGCTTGCTTGGTGGCCACCCACTGGTTACATCGCTTGGCGCGAAACTCCGCCTCGGGCGTTCGCTTGACGTCGGCAGTGAAGCTCTCCTTCGAGACCAGGTCGTCGTAGCCAGGATTGCCCTGGCGCTGAGTGCTCTCGAGGCGATGATCAGCGGAGGGATTGCGGGGTTCCCACCAAGCCATGAAGAACTGCGGATCGTCGATCTCTCCGGTCGCGACCTTGCAGCCGTACTGATAGAGGCCGTAGCAGAGTGATTCCTGGCCAGTGGCGTCGACGCGGACGCCGGCGGTGGTGATGCCGACCATGAGTGGTTCCTCGCGGGCGCCCTGAGCGAGCGCCATGACATCCCAGAGCCCGCGGTTTGGCTGCGCGTGGACCTCGTCGAACATCACAAGCGTCGGGTTGAGGCCCTCCTTCGTATAGGCCTCTGCTGAGAGGACCCGATAAACGGATCCGGTCGCCGAGAACTCGATCGCGTCTCGGTAGAGCTTCAGGATCTTACTCAGCTCCGGCTCGAGCTCGACCATCCGCTTCGCAGTGCCGAAGACGACGCGGGCCTGCTCCTTGTCGGCCGCGCAGCTGTAGACCTTGCCGCCGCGCGGCCCGAGGACCAGACCGGCGAGGGCGATGCCGGCGCCGATCGTGCTCTTGGTGTTCTTGCGAGCAACGCCGATCAGGCCGGTGCGATGGCGGAAGCGTCCATCAAGCCGTCGAGCAAGTAGATGGGCGAGCAGGTCCTTCTGCCACGACCGCAGCAACAGACGATCGCCCATCTTGGCTGCAATCGAGTCTTCGGTTGCGCGGCACAGCGCCTCGATGAAATCTGCGTAGAGAGGCCCGTCGCCGCGCTCGATATCGGACCGAGGAACGGGTGTCAGCCAGCGCGGTGGCCAGCTGCTACTTGCGCTCGGCCTGCCTCCGGGCCTGTCGGTCAAGGAGTTTGTCGATTGCTGACGCAGCTTTCACCTCCGCGACTCCCAGCCGCGTGCGTGCTGCGGGGTCGAACCCGAGAGAAGCGAGGCCTGCCGTCAACGCGCGGTTCAGTCCGATGAGCGCTCGTGCATCCTTCGGTTCGCGAGTGACCCGATAACGCTCACGCGCGAGCGCGATGTCGTCCTCGAGCCGGCACACCTCTTCGACAGCGGCCATGTCGGTCCGTGGCGAGAGCCACAGCATCGCGCCGTCCCAGACCTGGTTCCAGAGCGAGCGACCTTCCAACAGCAGGCTCGCCGGCGGGGCTGGAACATCAACAGCGCCCGGCAGCTCGAGGATGTTCGCCTCCTCCGGCATGCGATCGGGGCGTGCGGTGCCACGCATCTTCTTCAGCTCGAGCGGCACCGGTGGTCGTCCTCGTGTCATCGAGCGGCTCCCTTCCGGTTCTGGCAGCCCGGGCAAAGGATCTGAAGGTCAGCCTTGGACTCTGCCGGCCAACGGATGTGATCGGCGGTCAACTTGCGCGACTCATGGGGTGGTACGCCAAACCCAGGGCAGACGTATCCACGCATCGCGATGTGCTCCTCCTTGAGCTCACGCGCGAGCCGCTGGTACTTCGAGTCATAGCCCCGCTGCGTCGCGCTGCCGCGGGCCTTGTCTCGAGCTCTGGCGTGCAGTGGGCATCGACTCCCTGAGCTCAACGCGCCACAGTCGAGGCACGGCTTCAGCGCGATGCCTTGGTCTCCACGTAATGCGGCCGGCGACTTGAGAGCCAGATGCCAAGCCCGAGACCGAGCGCGATCACGATGTCGATCAGGATCTCGGCGGCGCCGCGCTTCACCTGCCCGCCTCCACGTGTGAGTACCAGCTCGGCTTCTCCACCGCAGGCTCAGCTGCAGGCGTCGGCGCCGCAGTCGGCCCGTGACCCATGAATGTGGCCTGTTGCCGCTGGCCGCACTTCACGCAGGTCAGGTGGACGAAATACATCGGTGGTTGGTAGCGGATCCGGATCGCCAGACCGCTGCCGGGCTTGGTCTCGCACTTCATGCACTCAGCTGGGGCGAGGAAGCGCTGGATGGCATCGGGGCACTGCTCAACCGAGACTTCCATTCGTCCTCCTCCTCACAGTCCTCGTCCAGAAGGCACCAGACACACCATCCGTCGCCGGTGTGGCAGGGGCATGGACAAGCGGCCAAGTCTCATCCCTTGAAAAGTTCCGCGAGCGCATCGTCATCGACGAGCAGCTCATGGACTCGGATCACCTCGTCGGCTGAGACCGGCTCGGCCAGATCCGTCCCGCCTTCTTCACGCACCGTCCACTCACGCGAGCAGGCTGTGCAGCGGTAGTGGATCAGGCGGAGCGTTCCTGAGCGCTGCACCACGTAGATGCACTGGCTCCAGGGCCGGCCGCACTCGCAGCGAGAGACGCGATCCTTCGCCATCGGCCACCTCCGGAGCGAGGAATCAGCGCCAGTTGATAAGGCGACCTTTGAGCGCGGCAACACGCAGATTGCGAAGTGTCGTCCGGAACCAATGCTTCAGTTCGATCTTCGTGCGGACCTTGGGCGATTGGATGACGAAGCGCAGGTAGGCCTCCTGGAGCAGGTCCGTGCCTGAACCGGGAGCCAACTCTTCAGCTCGCGCGAGGAGGGATGGCTGCAGACTTTGCAAAACGTCAGAGGTGACTATGGCTGTGACCCCTCCTGACAACCAACATGCGCCCCTCTCCTAAGTCACTATCACATTTTGGGACACACCCAATAGGAGTTGATTTGCGTGTTTGGGCCTGATCGAGACGGAAGAGCTTGGCGCCGATTTTCGACTGAACGCTCTCAAGCAGGTTGTCGACGCCGCCCACCAGATAGCCCTTCTGTGCGGCTATCCACTCGCGTGTATAGCCGGCCGCGTCCATCGACCAGACGTCCGCCTCTGAAGGCGTCAAGTTGAAGAAGCTGAAGATCGAATCAATGCCTTGCCTGGCCTTCGCGCGCAGCTCTGGATAGCGGCCGAGGAAACCCTGGTACTCCGGTGCTTCCCGCCAGGGGATCGGCCGCGGCTTGAATCTCATCAACTCCGGACCAGCGTTTGCGATGGCGACGAGCTCCTCGTCCTCGTAGTCGACGACGTCGTCGGGCGAGTTGGGCCAGTTCTCGGTTGGCAACAGGATGGCCTCATCGATCGACTCGTAGTCCAGTTGGCTCAGGCGTTCGAGTAGCGCGTGCTCGAGGTGGAGATGGCGGGCGTGCCAGTCATCGCAGACACACGGGTCTGGCCACACGGGCTCGCAGAACCAGCAGGGCTCAGATTTCAGGCGGTAGCGACGACACGCCGGGCACTGGACTTGCTCATGGACGCTAGGCGGGCGCGGCCGGCTCTGGACTTGCGCTATGTGCCTGCGCCCACGTTTCGTCACCCGTGGGCAAGCTCATCGAGCAGCGACCACTGCGACAGCAAGGGCGTCCTCCTGGTTCACCTGGGCACAAAAAAAGCGCGGAGGTCCCTGCACTCACGCGATTGAGCACAGACCTCCGCGCTTCCGTTTCTCGGTCAGCGGGCGTCTAAGGAGCTATCTTACGCGCCTTTGCGACCTTCCTGGCATCGGTTTATTGGGAAACGACTTGGAGACTTCATACCTGACCTTCTCATCGGCAAGCACGATCAAGATTTTCCCGTAGTGCATGTTCTCGTCGTCAGCCACTAGCTGGGTAACCTCCTGAACGGCAGTATCGATCGCGGCTCGCTGCTTCCCGGCTTTGTTGCTTGCGGCTTCTGTCGACATCAAATTTGAGTCTTTCCTCCAGTGTGTTGGGTGGGGGATGGGCGGTTGCGAGACCGCCCCTGGGGCATGGGCTCCGGCATCGCGGGTAGGAGTGCTTCATGTGTTCGCTCCTGAGTCCCGATCGGACTGGGATTCGCCTCCTCGAGTAACGGTAGCGGCTTGCGCATTGCGCGCTTCGTCATTGCGGTGACTCCATGGCGTTAGGGCGTGGGCTGGGACTCGGAGGTTTGGTTTCCGCGGGAAAGATGCCAGAGTGATTGGGCGGTGGTGATCTCGCGGGCGATGGAGTCCAGCATTGCCGACTCTCTTCGCCATCGGGCATCACAAAGAATGACTCCGATCGTTTCACGGCGAAGGTTAAATTGCCTTGCGAGTTCGGCGCGGGTTCGCCCCGATTTAAACAGCGCGAAAATCTCTGCATTTCGTCGGCTAGATGCGGCCTGGTCGAGCCCCTTCACGACATCGCCTCGAGTAGCGCGCCGGCGGCCTTGCGCTTGCGAACCTTCGGCTCCGGCTTGTCGAGGCCGAGGAGCTGGCGGCGCAGGCAGGTGGCGACAGCCCAGGCTTCGAGTGTGTCAAGTGAGGCGAACTCCACGCCGTAGCGCTTGTGGAGTTCCTTGCTGACGTCGTGCTTTTTGATGTTGCCGTTGCCGCAGAGGACCTTGCGCCAAGTCTTCGGCGGGATGATGTGTAGTGGGATCCCCGCCTGGTGAACGGCGAGTTTGATCCCCCCGCCGAGCTCGCCGAGCGACGTCGCGTTAAACGGCGAGCCGAACGAGTACCCCTCGATGGCGACGTGGTCGATGGGCCCGTGATAACGCGGATTGAGGCCGTTGTGGATCCAGTGGTCGAACATCGCGAGGCGCTCGACGTCGTGCATGGTTGAGCTGCCGACGGAGCCGAACCACATAGGTCTGTCTGGGCAGGCCATCTCATCCTCGTCGATGAGGCAGTAGCCGGTTGACCGGAGGCTGAGGTCGAGTCCAAGGATCCGCATTAGGCGACGTCCAGGGCGCGCGCGCCGCGTGTTGAGTTGCAGATGAAATGAGCGAGGGCAATATTTGCGCGCTCGTGAAGGCCGCCGCGACTAAGTGGGGTGAGGTGGTCGAGTGTCGGGGCGAGAAATTTGGGAACCTTCAGGTGTAGTGGTACCGGCTTCCTACAGAGGTGACACACGCCACCGTCTCGCAACCAAATCTCCCGCAAGAAGACTGGCTCACGGAAGGCCTCTCTTAGGTGAACGCGTCGCTTGGCACGGCTAATTTGTTTGGCAATTTTTGGGGCGCATGTCTCGCAATACTTCGGACGCCCCCACGGCAGCTGGACCCCACAGTTACGACAGTGCTGGATTGGATGTGGATGGGATGCCCTCCACGAGCATTTCTGCGAGCAAAAGGGCCGCTTGTGAAATTCATAGGTCACTCCGCACTGGGAACAGGCCTGGAGTTTAGGTGTGGGTGGAAGTCTTACTATCGGCGAAGGTTTTAGGTGGGGCGGTCGCTGCGCTACGCGCTGCTTTAAGAGTTTCCAGCCACAAGTTCGACCACAACAAAGTCCAGCGTCTCCGTGCAGGACGCGGCGGAAATCCTTGCCGCATACAACACACTGGCGCACTCGAGTCCTGCATCGCCGATATTCCGCGAGGGCCGCGTGTTGACAGGTGGGTGAACAATACTTTCGTCGGTCGCCATGGCCAACTTGAGTGAAGTCACCTTTGCACCATGGACAGCTGCGCCTTTGGGATCTCTTGGTCGGCCAAATTCGGCCATCTTGAGAAATCGCGAATTTTGACGGTTTGTCTGTGGTGTTTGAAGCGGGTCCAAGGTCGGACGGGCCTGACGAACCAAACCCGCCCCCCTGCCTACTCACGCTGCAGGGATGGTTGGCTTGATACGCGTGATTCCTTCGTCGGTCCGTGCGTGGGAGCCTGCCTGTTGCTTGGTGCGTGCATGTTGCTCGTCCTGCACTGGCTGCCAGAAGTAGCTCAGTCGGTTGACATCATCAGGATCTCGTTTGGTTGCGAGCCCAACAAGGATGGCGTGTAGTTGATCACCTGGTATGCCGAGGTCAACCATCGCCGTGGCGTCGGCCTCCAGATCGACCCGAGTCTGCGGCTTGATGTCGCGCCACTGTTTGAAGTCAAGGAACCAGCCGCCGACGTGGCCGATGAGCGTGGCCCGTGACACCCTGGCCCACGGATGGGCAGGCGCGCCGTTGCCTTCCTGTATTGCCTTGTCTCCAGACAGAACGAAGGGAGACGAAGGGAGACGAGACGAAGGGAGCTTCAGGCCTTCGGGCGGGTCTGCTTCGGGGGCTTGCTTCGAAGCACTAATGTTGGGTGCTTCGGGGTCTGCTTCGGTTGGCGAAGTTAAAGGTTGTGCAGTTCCATAGCGTTCCAAGCGCGTCTGAACTGACTTCTTGCCTCCTTCGGCACCCGCGCGCTGCTTGTCTTCGTGCGTCTTGCGACCACTTCGCATGGGGTTGCGATACAACGGGTCGTCATAGTCGTGCAGGAACCAGCCACCATCACGTCTTTCCCAGCTCGGATGCGCGCACCCAGGCTGCACGGTTGAGAGGTGCTCGATGGCCTGGGTGAACTGTCGATAGCTGGCCTGTGTGAGTTTCCGCGCTACACCTTCTGGCACGAAGCCGTCGCTCAGCGCGCTTGCCGCATAACAGAGTCCAAGGAAGTGAAGAAGCTTGGCTGTGTCGCTCGCGGTGGCGAGCTTGGGGCCTGTCGGTAGCGCCGGATCGATAAGGAGTCGACTCATACACCACTCGCTCGGTCTATTGCAGACAGTGCCTCGATCAGCTGGTTCGATTGGTCACGCTGCCGGCGGTAGATCCACACGTCCTCTTGAAGATCGCCGACGACGTGGAGCAGAAATAGCACGGTAATTTCAGTCGGCAGGTTTTCCAGGACTGACGTGATTAACTCAGCGGCCTCCTCACGCCCGGCGAGTGGCAGACGACGCACGAAATGTTCTGGATCGAATGCGCTCTTTGCGCTGACGAATGCGTGGCATGGGCCGCACGTTGCCTGCAGATCTCCAAGGTCCTCGTGCCCGACTCGCTCATAGGTCAGGTGGTGGACCGCGGCCTGAGGCAGGACGCGACATCGCTCACATGTGTCGCCCGAGCGCTCTCTAACCTGCTCGCGCAACACGGCCCATTCCCTGCTGGCCAGATACCGCTTGTAGTCGAATTCTTCAGGCATTCGCGACCTCCTTGAGAGGTTTGCGGCGATCACCGTCCTTATTCAGTGGTCCCTTCATGATGCTGCCTTCTCGAAGGCCCGGGCTCGCACAGCCTTGCCGCGGACCGACTTCGTATCCCTGATCTTCTGGACCCACTCCTCGTGCTGCTCAACGCTGTGTGAAGCGTGGCGCTGCAGCATCAGCTCCGACTGCGCCTCACGCTCACCGGGCTTCGCCCACCGGATGGCGTTGCCGGCGCGGATCGCTTCCAACTGCTTCTCGCGGTACTGTGGGCTCCACGCGCCGGGCGCCTTAGTCGCGAGCGGAACATCCTTCAGGGCAAAGGCGAGAGGCAGTGGACTGACGAGGCGCAATGGGCACTCAGGCGTGCGACAGTAGCCAGCAGGCTCGCAGCTGCCACACATGCTCTCGACCGATACCTTGAGTTCACTGAGCTCGTCCTGCGTGGCCTTTAGGTCGGCCCTCATCGCGGTCAACTTCTTACGTGCCGGCGTGCGATCGCCGAGGACATTGCGGATCTTTGCGGCTACGGTCAGGCAACGTTCGCTGCAGTACTTCTTCGGCGCACCACCTTCGTTCAGGAAGGGCGTGCCGCAGCGCAAGCAACGTTGCGTGCGCGCCTCGCGGA